TGTGTATCAAATTCATACTTGACTGGTTCAGCATCTGGTTCGGGGTATTCACCCCATAAAATAGTTGTAGAAAACTTTTTTATCATCACCCTTCTCCCAAAATATATTTTTTGGAGAAGAAATCTATATCGCGTAATTGGTTATTCATGTGATCAAGTAGAAGTTGCATTTGCTTTTTTGACCTCGATTTTGCTCTTAATACCAATACTATTTCTTCTCCAAAAAATATATAAAATTCATCTTCTCTTTCTGCACCTTTACCAAAATGTTTTATATGATATTTCATGGCCTTTCCCCCAAATTAAATTAGATGGGAGATTATAAGACTATGTTAGGGGTGAAATCAAGTTAAAAATAACATTCCAATCTAGGGGGTATTGAGAGGTATAGAAAGGCTTAGTTTTAAGCCCATTTTGACTGAGGGAAATAGCAGAATCTGCTTTATATAAAAAGATATATGGTTTTGAATCTTTCTTGGATTGCTTTTTGACAAGAACCCAACTGCTAGAATGCTTGTGTTGGGTAAGCCAAGAGACTTGATGAGGGGATAATCTAACCACGTTGCCAGAGGAGAACTTAAGCTCGACCATATGTAGCAACCCCCTATCATCACAAATCAGGAGGTCAGGAACGCCCGCCGTCGCCCAAGTTTCAAGACGAGTTAGTACTAGCTTCCTTTTTTGTTTTTTTGCCGCTTGTTTTAGTTCCCGATACAAGACGGATTCTAGCTTTTTTGCGGTTTTGGGTGTTGTCTTCTTTATCTGGGGTAATATCAATTGTGACAGGGGCATACTGTTGCTTAATCTCCTTTAATGCTTTCTCAACCTCATCCTTACTCATGCTATCGATTGAGCCATGTCTTATTTCAGACTTACTGACGTAGATGTTCCCTTGTGCTTGCCCCCGCCTATATTCAGCTTGAACGGCGGCGGAGTAAGCTCCGTTATTTAAAGCTTCATCCCTAATTGTCGTAAGCTCCTTCAAATGCCTATGATAAGTAACCCCATATTTAGCATCCAATTCTTGCCTATAGCTTCTGATAGCGGCAACAACATGAGGGGATATTTCTGGGTTAGTTAATTCATAAGCTCTGGTATGAGCGGAAGAGGCGGGGTATCCCGCATTAATAGCGGCTTCTCTCATAGTTATCCTTCCGTCCTTGGCGACAAGTTCTTTAACAAAAAGCTCTTGCATACGGGAAAGTCTTGAATCAGCGGTGACAGGAGGTCTTCCTCTTTTCTTCTTCGTCATAGTATTCTCAGTTAATTAGCGATAGTTCGTATTTATACTACAAAACTACTTATAGAAGCAAAAATATATTTAAAATTTATTTCTTTTTTGGCTCTTATAAGGCACTTTTGCCAATTAACAACAAAAGTTACATATTTGAAACTATGAAAAATAAATATGTAACCAAATATGTAACCATAAATTCTTCTGTAAGCCTTATAAATAAAGGGTTTCAAAAAAAGGTTACACGGTTACACGGGTTACACCCTCAAAATAAAAAAAATATTTTTTTTATTTCTGGCTCTATATAAGTAGAAAGTGTTACTAACGAGGATTTTTGGCTAAAACAGGACTGCAACGAGTATCATAAATGTAGATATTGATAACACAATTAACACCGCAAATGTTACTAAATTCCATAGTATAGACCACAAATCCTCAACTACTTGATATTTCTTGCCTTTTTTAATCTTCATTTTTATACCTTAATTGCATAAAAATAGGGGTCTGATCCCCCATCCAAGCGCCCACAATATTAAAATCAAAATACTCTACAGCTTCTTCATGGCTCATACCTTGTTTCACCAATATATTAATAATCTTTTCTGTATCGTAGACCGCGACATCTGGTTGTCCGCACCGTGAGCCGCGACCTATGATTGCTTCGTCAAAACCCGTAGCTAATAATAAATCTTCAAGAAATTCGTCGCTCATGCTTTATCCTCTCGGTTATTAATTTCTCTATTCATGAGATACCTCATTGCCATTAAGCTCCTGACCCCTGATCCGTGATTCAGATTCCGCTACTATCTTTTTTAATCCCTCGTAGCAGATGTGGCATAGGGAGATAGAAACCGCCTGTGTACAAGTGCTATCTGTTCTATAAAACACATTACCTTCTTCCTCTGCATCAAATTCAATTTTACATAAATTACAAGTCGTTTCTGGCATATCAATCCTTAAAACCTCTTATGTATATACTACGTTCGGTGTATTTATATTCAATTGTATCCATTTCTTTATCACAAATATAATCTCTTATTTTATCAAGAGGCGAGAAAAAAAATTCCCCATTCAAAGAACCAAACCATTTCTCTTCTGAATTTCCTCTTACCCTAAAGAAATAACCGTTGATTCTATGCATTCTAATCTCAATTCTACTAGAATCCTCTGGCATGGGAGAATAACCCCCGTCAGAATGCTTGAAATAACCTGTCCATAACACCAGACAGATTAAACCCCACTCAGGCATCGAGTTCATATTTATAAGCGTCAGGATCGACGGCTTTTACATTATACACCCTGTCGTCGTAAGTATTGCCCGTTTTAAAATTTTCATAACAACTATCACACATTTCCCCCATGCAATCTGTCGTAAGTAAGCTTTCGTTTAACTCGTGGCAATACTCGCATTTATAGAAATCATCAGAACACGGGTAACAATAAAAATAACCATTAACATTAATAGTTTCTAAACAGATTTTATTGCACTCTTTGCAGATATGACTGTTCATTTATTTTTGGCCTACTTTGTTGCCCCAACAATCGTATGCTTCATCATTATCAGGCATATCAGACTCGTAAAGTATTTCGTACTCTACGGGTTCACCGTTCTCAGTCTGTACACGCTTGATGCCTGACCACTCCTCGAACTTTATTATCTGTATTCCCATCATTTGTCCTCCACTTTAAAAACTTCATGATAAATATGTTCTATCAAGTCAGAAAACTCTGCCGCGGGTAGCTGTTGGTCATGCAACTTCTTTATTTCTTCTTTAAATTTAGCAACCTTTTCTGCAAACTGTACCATGTGCAAAGGATCAACCGTTATCATACATTCGATAGGAAAAGACCCTTTATCTTTAATTTCATTTAAAACTATTTGAGCTAACGCTTTGTCTTTATTATCCACAATAACCCCTCCCGTCCACGAACATTTCTGTAGCTGAATCTTCTTCGTATTCAAACTTAGCTGTGACTTTACAGTCCACACAAGTAAATACAGGATTCTCTTTATCATCAAACTTAAAATAAAAAGCCGAAGCTTGAAACCGTGATTGATCATCTTGTAATCCTTCACACATATCACATTTTTCACACGTTATATATAACATTAATGCACACTCCTGTTTCCTGGAGAATTAGAAGGTTTTTTTTCACATTCTTCACACTTATGGTTTTTAGCATATTCTTCATATTCATCTGAAAGGTCATACATACCCATAAGCATATCTATCGCTATTTGTTTTTTAGGGCATAGTGAAACTACAGCGGCTAAACAAGTAGCAACCATTTTAGTTTCTTGTAAATTAGTCATAGGCACTTTTTCGTGATCTGGGTCATTCATAGATTTATACCCTTTAAATTCTTTACCAAGAAAATCCATTAAATGATCGCCGTGCTTAGAATCAAAACAATGCTCTACAAACTCTTTAGCGTAGTCGGCATCTGGTGTAAAAACTTTTCTTAAAAATTTCATTATAAATTTCATTCGTTACCTCCCAGAGACTTAAGTAATTTCTTTCTCCTGTCAATTTCGTCTTCAATCTTATTTTTTAAAATAATAAAAGTATTAGTAGTTGTGCGTTTTGTTACTTTAATATCTTGCATAATTATATTTAGCTCTTCGTCGGTAAACCATAAAGGCACTTTATTAGGGGATGTATTTTGTGCTGTCTTGTTCGACATAATCAAACCCCCTGTCATCATCAAAAAATAAAATTAATTGTGCGGGAAGCACGATGTTTTTAACAATTGTTAATTGTTCTTGAAGACCCTCCAAACCTTCTTTTGTTATATCTACACCAAGCTCAAAAACGTGGTCAAGATGAGGGTGTCCTGGAACAGGATCTAATAAACTAGTTATTGTCTCATCTGCTTTTTTTACTGCTTGTTTTAATTCAGTTGTTTGATTCATAGGAAGCTCCCTAACATATCTGAATATGACTCACCTGTTCTTTGAGATTCTTTCCAACAATATCTTCCTACCACTAGCTCATCACAACCTATTTTACCTATTAAAAAATGTCGTAAATAATGATTATCAATTTCCTTTTTTTCAGTATCGTAAGCGTAACTTATAAGTTCATCAGCACCCGCTTTTGTTAAAGCAAATTGAAATAGCTTGTTGTCTAACATTGATTTTGTAACTTTAACAGTCATAATTTATTCCTCTAAATTTATTATCTAGATGGGAGTTTATGGGACTATTTATGAAGTGTCAAGGGTATTTATTATTTAAATTTTTTTGATTTAAGGGAAGTTATAAGACTGTACAGGAAGGAAGCAACAATCCCCAGGAAAAAAATTAATGCCAATAGGGGTAGGATTAAGATTATTTTAAAGTATTCAATCATCTATCTAGTGGATGCTAGTGTTATCCATTTCAATATGATTTTCGCCTTGTACCTGTGTCATGGCATTTTGAAGACAAGTGGATAACATTGCTATAGCGGTAGCACTATCTGGGGCGTTTCTCATTAAATGGTATAGAGCGCCCGTTAAAACTCCACCTAAAGCCGCGCCAGTTTCTAATTCATCTCTATTCTCCAAATTGTCAAAAAGACGAATTATTTCTGTATTAGCAATTAAAAAATCTTCTTCGTATTTATCTTCGTTTAATTTTTTCACTACCCTCAAGCTCCTTTCACCATACACAGGAACTGAAAGAACAAATTCCCGCAGATCCGTTGTCGAATGTATCTACTTCCCATTCTACTACGCATTTGCTACAGGCGAAAAGTTCTTCTTTTTTATATGGGCGGCAAAAAGGGCGAACATACGCTATAGGGGGATTATAAGCTTTATATTGTTGCCTTAATTCATTTTGAAATTCTTCGCTAAGTCTAAATTCATGACAAGCTATCGGGTCACTAAAAGTTAAATCAGTAACTATCTCGTCAATTCTTCCCGCATCAGCAAAATAAACTATAAGAATTATTACCCACTCTTTCATGTTAGCCGTTTAAGATTTTTTCCAAAGCTTTTTTTACCACTTCTTCTTCTGGCATTCCTTTAAGGTCATCCTGTAAATATCCATTTAAAAAAGTTCTGTGGGTTAATAAGGCAATGTGCAAAAACTTTAACCAAGCTATATAAAAATCAACTACCGTCAGCATTACCTTTTTAGCTTCCGAAAATTCTAATTTTCCTCTTTTATCTAATTTCATTACTTTACCCTCATTATTAATAAGTTCAATATAGGAGTATATGGGATAGGGTAAATAAAAGCTATAATTTAATTAAAAAATCTTATATAGTCCTATAGAGAGGGCTAAATTATGAATGAATTTAAAGAATATTCTGAGTGTCCAAGCTGTAAGAGTAAGTTAATACAAGAAATAGATCGTCTCAAATGCAGTGTCTGCATGGTGCAAATACTTATTAAAGACGAGGAGATGAAACATGGCAGAAGCGATGGAAAATCCTATTCTAAGAACCGACATACAAGAAAATTATAAGAAATTCTTGAGTTATGAGGCTGGAGAATTGACAGAAAGGTTGGGGGTAAATTCTCCCGTTGAATTTACATATTTGACTTTTGAAGAATTAGTACAAGAATGGAATTCAATGGGTATAAGTGTAACTTTCGACATAGATGTTATTGAAATTTAACGTGCAAAAATAGTATTTTTTTGTTATAAAGGAAGGGTTAGACTCCATAGTGAATAAACCCTCGTAGCCTCATCACCTTTTACTGCGGGGGTTTTTTTATTCATTTTTTTCTATAAAAATGAATCCTTTACATCGAAAAAATAATCCTTTACATTTATATATTATCTATACAAAGGGTGAGGATAGATGGGATATAAAAGAAGCGATAATAATACTAATCAACCAGAACAAATAGATCCAAAATTATTAGAATTTGCTACAGAGGCCCAGAGTAAACACATTAAAGCAGTGATGGAACACGGTTCAGTTCATGCGGCTTCCCGCGAAACAGGTTTTGATAGATCCACTATTCAAGCCGCACTTAAAAAATGTAAAGCAAGCGCAAGAAGGCGTGGATGGTCTCCCGAACATGACATGACGCACACCGCTCCAGAAGGATTTTCTGTAGTTGGCACGACAACATTGCATCATGAGGAGAGAGGGCAAGTAATGCAATGGGTGCGTACAAAAGTTGATAGTGAAAAGCAAGCAGAACTTGCAAAAGAATTTACACAATCACTAGCAGAGGATGTAAGAGGACTAGCAAAACCAATTAAAAAGCCTGTTACTAATTTAAACAACCTTTTAACCCTATATCCTCTCGGAGACCCGCATTTTGGCTTGCATGCCTGGGGGGAAGAATGTGGCGAAGATTACGATTTAAAAATAGCGGCGAAAGAAAATAAAATAGCAAACGAAAGAATAAGTGCGGCTTCGCCTAACACTAAAATAGCTATCATACTGAATGTAGGGGATTTTTTTCATGCGGATAATCAACAAAAAAGAACGAATAGATCGGGCGCTGTTTTAGACGTAGACGGAAGAATTCAAAAAGTTGTTAGGGTAGGTACTCAGTCGCTTAAATATAAAATAGATTTAGCACTTGCTAAACATCAAAAAGTATATGTTAGAAATGACATGGGAAACCATGACGAAATACTTTCGCAAATGTTATCCCTCATATTAGAAGCTTATTACGAAAAAGAAAAAAGAGTAATTATAGACACCTCCCCTAATCATTATTGGTACTATGAATTTGGAAAGAATCTATTCGGTTCTACTCATGGTGATACAATAAAAATGGAAGCTTTAAGCGAGATAATGGCTGAAGATGAACCAGAAGCCTGGGGCAGAACGCAATTTAGATACTGGTTCACAGGGCATATACACCACAAGAAAGTTCAAGAATTTAGAGGGTGCCAGGTAGAATCTTTTAATACTCTTGCGGCTAAAGATGCGTGGCACAATAGAAGTGGATATCGATCTAAAAGAAACATGCAAAGCATTGTCTTTCATAAAGATTATGGAGAGCAAGAAAGGCACACTATTTCAATAGAGGAAATTCAAAAATCATGACCACTATAGCATTAAGAGATGGAGTAATAGCGGCTGATTCGCAGGAAACACACAGCGATGGCAGAATCTCAGAGTGCAAGAAATTATACTCAATAAGTGGAACCATTATAGGTACTGCGGGGGATAGTTATACAGGTCTTATATTTGTGGATTGGTTTGAGCGTGGAGCAAGAATGGAGGATGCCCCCGACTTAAGTCATGTACAATCAGAAGAGGATTTTGAATGTATAGTCATTGAAGATAAGGATACTATCTACACTATAAATAGGTTCTTTCAGAAGTACCCAGTTAAAATGACAGACGGCTTCTACGCATTGGGTTGGGGTTCGTCATATGCTATGGCGGCGATGGAAATGGGGGCAGATGCTAAGAAAGCTGTACAAATTGCGGCTAAGTATGACGCATACACAGGAGGTAAGATTAAAACTATAAGGATAAAAAATTGGGAATAGATAAATATTATATTAAAAATAAGATAGAAGAAGGACGTAGCGCTCTAGAAGAAAAAGAAGGCTTTAGTGTTGATCGTAGCAAGTACATGAACGCTAGTGAAGCCGACAGTTGCATTAGAAGGCAGTGGTACTCTAAGAATGATATAGAAGAGGCAGAACAAGATTGGGGGTTTGCCAGGAGAGGAAGTCACGGAGAAAAGTATTTAGTAGAAAGTTTAAAAGCCGCTGGGCTACCTTTAAAGTGGGTAGGAAATGAACAAAAAAGTTGGGCGGACGATGAGACAATGATAAGCGCCACTCCAGATGGAGTAATAGAATTTGAAGATGAATTTATTAGCTTAGAGTTTAAAACAATAGACCCAAGGACAAACCAACATAACTTACCAAGACCTTCGCATCTCACTCAGTTAAGACTAAGCATGGCTTTGATTAATAAGCTTCATTACTCAAACCAGGATAGCTTACAAGTTAGCCTGGGGTTGTTAATTTATATGAATGCATCAAATTTTAATGACATTACTCAATTCAAAGTACTATATAGAGAAAACATTCTCGAAGAATATTCTGAACGAGCAGAAAAGATTTTAACAAGTAAGTCAGATAAAACCCTGGAACAAGAAGGAGTGGCTAATGGAAAGTATGGTTGTAACTATTGTCCATTTAAAAAACCTTGCGGAGTATCTTAATGAACTCTTTCACTTCTGATACAGTCTGCTGTTTCAATTATATCGCCATTTTCCGCTGCTATTGTATACACATCGTGCATATATCTTAATTGACCGCTAATTGTCCTGCCTTGTGATTTAGCTTCTGCTTTTATGTCGGAATAAACCTCAATAGGAACTAATACACTTTTCCATTTTTTTGTATCCACAATACTTTCTCCGTTACGTGTTTAAATAATATGCGATATTATCTGAGTATATATAATAATGCAAGGAAAAGCCCTCTTTAGAGGGCTTTATAATAACAAGTGGGAGGAGAGCCATAGTAAGTTTATTTTGCTTCGCCCCAACTTGGGCCGATTTCAATATCGCACTTACTAGGTAGCTCTAATGGTAGCGCATTTTCCATTATATTAGCAACATTTTTAGCCTGTTTTTTATTCTTAACGGACATAGCTATCTCATCATGTATTTGTAATAGCGGTAATTCTCCTGTTTGATATATATTAACCATAGCTTTTTTAGTCATATCCGCGGCGGAGGCTTGAATCAAGCGATTTAATGCCTTATATGTGTAAGCTCTTTTTAAACGTGTTGTAGGCCCATGCTCTTGCATGGCTTCCTGGTAAGGGAGTGCTTTATGCATTGCAAACGAATCGGGTTCCCATAAATCAAACCTACATTTCCTGCCAAGTAATGAACGAATGGAGCCACTACTTCTTTTGTCATTCAATTTATTCATTACTCCATGCATAAGCATTTTTACAAAAGGAACTTTTTCGTGGTATTGCTTTATAAGGACTTTTGCATCTTCAACAGGTATATCTAATTGGTCTGATAATTTGTTAACCCCCATGCCATACATCATCCCCAGGTTAATAGTTTTGGCTTGTTTTCTTGGTATATTAGCCATCTCAGCAACCATTGTATGAAAATCCATATCTGGATTGTTTTTATAGCCTTCTACAAACTCTTCTACAGCGGGTAAATCACTATTTCTACTTTTGCCATAGACATAAGCATAATGAACCAGGATCCGTGGTTCTTGTTGCGAGAAGTCTATTGC